GAGAGCATCTTCCCGGTGCTGTCCGCGATGTTGGCGGAGGCGGCGATCAGGGAGGCGATGGAGAGCCTGGCGGTCTCCAGGTTCCGGTTGAAGTCAAGGCTGGTCCTGACTAGAGCCCGAAAGCCGGTAGAGACGGCGCCTGCTCCAGCGAAGAAGAGCAGGGCCGTTCCCATGCGCCTGATCGTTGTCGTGGCCCTGTAGCTCTGGGCATCCAGGTCTCGGATGTGCCGAGAAGCCGGCTGGACGGCTCGAGGGGTGCGAGCTACGGTCGTCTGGAGTCGGCGGATGGCCCGCTCCATGCGGGTGATGGCAGTCAGCTCCGCACTACTGGAAACTCCGAACTCCAGATTCCTGGACTGCACGTCCATATTATACCCCCTTGCCGATATCCCTGATGAGGCGGCTCACGTCGCTCTCTTTCTTGTCTTCCTCCAGCTCGGCCCGGGCCTCCAAGCCCTGCAGGAAGGCCTTGAAGTCTTTGCCTTCTCCGTTCGTTGCGAATCTCTGGTTGATCACGCTCTGGTAGTCGCGCCTCGCCAGTTCCCTGTTGATGCTTCCGCTGAGGGAGTCGAAAGAGATCAGGTCCAGGCCAACAACCCAATCGATTGGGAGGCCGGCCATGGCTGCCCTTACGACTGCGTCTTGGAGTCCTCGCCAGTAGTCGCGGGTGTCGCTTCCTCGTTTCCTGCCACGGCGGCCAGACCCTTTTTCAGCAGGCCTTCCGCCTTCTCCACTAAAGGGCCGAACACCGCCTTGTTCCCCTTGGCGAGACCAACCAGCATCTCCACCAAGGCCGGAAGCGGCAACTCATCGACGAATGCCTTGATTTGATCGGACGTCATCTTGTCCCTGCCAGGAACGTCCCTCAGGGAGTCCACGAGCATCCTACCGATGACCAGGGAGTTGTCCCCGTTAAGCAGCGCCTGGATTGCCTCCTCGAGGGCCCGCTCACGTTCCTTGGTCCGCAGCTCGGCCAGGTTCTTGTCGATGGCTTCGGACTGCACTTCCTGCATCTTGCCGTCCCTGTCCAGCTTCGTCTTCTGCGAGCAATCCGTCTCGTGCTTCTTCAGGATGGTCGAGAGGGCCCGCACCAGCGCGGCAGCCACGCCCTTCACCGCGAACGCGGTCTTGACCGAGATCGGGTAGAACTTCAGGAGCTTGCCCTGCACTTCGTGTTCCACGCCCACCGGAGCAATGAAGGAGAATTCGTCTTTCCAAGCCATTTTCATACCTCAGTTCTTCCAGAGAACGCCGGCCCGGGAGACAATCCCGGGCCGGCAGGGAACATCACCCGACCCAGGACTACTGGTTCGGGTTGGTCACGATCGTGAGCATCGGGCTGGAGGGATCCGCCACAGCGTTCTCCTCGAGGGTCCCGGTGAGCGGCAGGGTCGCCCACTCGTCGGTGATGAGGGGCAGATCGCCCTCGGCCGACAGGCGCACCTGGTGCATGTTGTATTCGATCACCTTGTCGGCGTCGGCCGGGTTAACCCCCACAAACTTGAGGGCGCCGACCACGGCGGAATTCCGGAGCACGGACACTTCGTGCACGGTGGCGGAAGCCGTGGCGTTGGCCGCCACGTCCACGTTGTAGGTGCCGGCCACCATGGCCCCGCCGTCCTTCACGAAGATGCGGCCCAGCTCGTGGTCGACATCGAAGTCGGTCCCCTCGACCATCGCGGTCCCGCCATCGGCGGATTCGATGGTGACCTCCCCGATGTCGTAGATGCGGGAGGCCTGAATGTCCTCGGCGGGCATCCCTCCGGCATCCGCGAACAGGTCATACCACCTGCCCTGCTCGGTCACGACGAGGTTCTCGGCCCCGGTGATCGGGGATCCGCCGGCATTGGCTCTGCTGGAGGCGTCCCCGCCGAAGAAGAGTGCGAGGTTCTCGAAGTTGATCTCGTCCAGCGTGCACCGGAGCGAGAGCTTCTGGCCGACGACGACCTCAAGGTCGACCTTCTTCAGGCCCTCACGGCTGGACCGGTGCTCCAGCTTCTCGGTCTCGATCGTCAGGACGAGCTCGGGCGTGTTGCCGAGGTCCCGCCAGGCGACCGGCAGGCCGCCACTCAGCTCGGAGAAATAGAGCTTTCCCCGACCCAGGTTGTAGTCGGTGGTCCTGGGCTCCCCCGTGGTATTCATACCGGGCATAGTAACTCCTTTCAGGCTGGCGATACTCTCGCCAGGAACGAATAGACCGCTTCGGAGCCCTTGGCTGACCCCTGGCGAGCAGGGTGCTCATATTCGGCTCCCATCAACTCAAGGGTGACCTGACGAAGGCCATCCCCTCTCGGGATCAGGATCTGGTTCACGCAGAGCCACTCCTCGAACACCTCGAAGACCACCTCATGCGAGAACTCCAATCCAAGCTGCCACATCCAATCGAACTTTTCCTGCCGTCTGGTCATCCGATGCCGCTCCGGCAGACCGAACCTCGAAGAGGCCTCCCAAGCCAAGACGGCAGAGGGAGTAACGGTCCGTTCCTCCAACACGGTCATGTCGCGGCCGACATAGGTAACCGGGGGGAAGGTGCCGGAAGAGCCGGCTTCCACCAGGGCATCATGGATGACTTTCTTGTAGGTCGCCATCACTCAATGACCGTCACGTTTCCGGAATGCCGATCTTCGAGGTCGATCTTGCCATTCAGCACGCGGAGGTTCGCCTGGATGTCCTGCCTGAGTCTCGCCCTCAAGGATCCCATCTCGAAAGAGTCGGTCTTCCTGAAGGCTCCCTCCTCATTGTAGACTTCCTTGGCGCCCGCCGCACCTTCCATGAACAGCATGGGAAGCAGGTAGGTGAGCTCCAGCTTCACCATGTCGATTTCCGTCAGCTCGGCCAACTCCCTCAGATACTCGGTGAGCTCGTCGGGAGCCACCGGACTACTGTCCTGAGTGTAGGACTGGAGCACGGTGATCCTTGCCTGGCCCAGCTTCGATCTGAGGGACACCCTTACCTTGCGGACTGCCTGCTCGAGGAGCGCATCGAAATCCGTGTTGAGGTCCGACGTCCCAGAGAGCCGGAGGTTGGCCTTCAAGTCTGCAAGGCTCGGAACAAAAAGCGGGTCCATTACCTTCTCCTCCCCAGGAAATCTCTCGACAGGATCTTGATCGCCTCTTCCCTGGTTTCCGGGAGAGGGAGTTTGGGGTCCCTCTCCCGGATGAGAACCAGAAGCTGCGTGAAAGAGATGATGCTCGGATCAGAGAGCTGCGCCGGATCCAGGTTCCAGCGAGTCACCGCAGTCTGGCGCCGCCCTCTGACCACGAGTCCCCTCCTTACGCCTCGGTGGAGGCCACGACCTCGAAGCTCACGCCCGCGCCCGGCCTGCGGGGGACGCAGAGCGGACGGCTGTGGACCAGGGCCCAGCGGACGCTGGGGTCGGGCGTGGTCCAGGACTTGGCGAACCGGCGACCCTGGTAGCGGCGACCCTGGAGGGCCTCGTCGTCCGGGATCGCGGCATACATGGTGAACCACTCCGCGCCCGGGACCGCCGCGACGATCTCGGCATACTCGGAGCGGACGAGGCTGGTGTCGGTCCCGTTGACGTCGATCTGGGTCGAATACTCCCAGACCTGGAGACCGCAGAAGTCGCCCAGGAACAGGGCGCCCTGGGTGTCGAACTGGGTGTCGTAGCGCTGGCTGCCGATGTTCATGCGCCGGAGGTCGAGGAGCTGCTCGACCCGGGCGTTGCCCAGGAACGCATCGGCGGCCGCCTGGCCCAGGATCATGTGGGTCGGGGCCAGCCCGGTCGCGGCGGCGATCAGTCGCTTGGCGGCCAGGATGTCCTTCTCCGGCGTGGAGGTGGACTCGGACCACAGGGTGGTCAGGGTCGCATCGTGCGCGGCCGGCTTCGGGAAGGTGATGGAGAACACTTCCTCGTCGTCCCTCTCGTAGGTGATGGACCCACGGAGGGCCATGGCCGCGAGCCACTCCTCGGCGTTGACCACCTGGCTCTCCATGTAGGCCAGGTCCCGGGCGACGTGGGCCTCGATGGCACTCATCTGCTGCTCGGCGGTCGGGAAGATCACGGTATCGGGCTTCCGGTTGAACAGCAGCTCACTCGGGGTGAACGGCTGCTTGATCCGGATGTTGGGGCCCTGCACCGTGGCGGCGGAATGCCCGAGCTTCCCGACGAGGAGCGCCTCGCCGTTCTTCTTCACGAACGGAGCCATCACCCTGGAGCCCTCGAGATACCAGACCTCGAGCGTTTCGGTGGGGAAGGTCTCGTCCCTACCGAAGAGGAGCCGCTTCAGGAAGAACTGGGGCCCCTTGATGTTGTTGATCAGGGAGGTCAGAGAATACCACTCGAGGATATCCATGGACCCCCTGGACCGAGCGATCACATTCTTGCGCGTCTTCATGGGTTACCTCACCTGCGAGACGCCACGGACCACGAGGTCCCGGCTCAGACACTGGGACCGGACGGCGTCACGGAGGTCCGACACGGACTCCCCGTCCGGGATGGCGATGTCGTCGAAGTGGATGTCGCCCTTGACCATCACCTGGCCGAGGACTTCTCCTGCGGCATCCAGGGCGATGGCGTCCGGGTAGACGAACCCACGGATCTCGTCCACGTTGCCGGTTCCGGCAGCGGACCACGGCTTCCACACGAGGTTGTCCTCGTCGAAGGCCACGGGCGTTCCGACCGCGAGGGTCGGGGCGGTCGCATCCGCACCGAAGGTGCAGGGGAGGACTCGGGTGGGCGCGATCCGAGGGAACGGATCTTTGCTGGACGAGTCATACAGTTCGTTCTCGGCGTAGGCCATGTTACTTCACCTCCTTCTTGTTCCACAGCTCCGCGACCTTGCGGGCACGGGCGATCGCCTCGTCGACCGTCTTGGCCTCCTTCTCCGCGTCCAGGCTGTCCTGGTTGGAGGTCCCCGCCTTCTTCTTCTCCTCCGCGAGCTCGCCCTTCAGCTTGGCGATCTCGGCGTCCTTGGCGGCGTCGGCGGCTTTCTTGGCGGCCTCTTCCTCGGCGGCCTTCCTGGTGGCGAACTCCTTGTCGAGCTTCGCCAGCGCTTCCGCCTGGGCCTTCTGCGTGTCTCCCTGCGCCTTCAGGGATGCACTCAGGACCTCGAGACCCTTCGTGAGAGTCTCCTGCCCCTTGGCCAGGCCCTCCAGAAGCGACTTCAGCTCCTTGGGTTCCATTTCCACTTCCTTTCTCGAAAAGAGGGCCTTCACACCGGCCCAGAAACTCTTCTTCTCGTCCTCTTCCTCCATCACCGCACGTCCGCCCAGGGACACCCCGTTCCAGCCTCCCTCTTTGTAGAGGCGCTGGAGCTCCGGGTCCTGGACCTTGATCACGATCGCCCACCCATTGAGCGGGTCGACCGGGGCACCCTCGTAGGTCGTGAGTCCGGCGAAGCGAGGGTCATGCCCCCGGATCAGGAAGGACTCTGCCACGAAAGCCTTCTCCTTGGGGATCGGCTTGAAGTTGTGCTGCAGGTCCAGCTTCCCCCCGGCCTCCAGGAACGTGTGGGCCATCTCCTTCACGACAGCGGCGTCCGCATAGTCCCCCTGGAGGTCCTCCACGCCGGGGATGTAGACCAGAGCCGCCAGTTCCCCCTCCTCTGTCATGCCCTTGGACAGGAGGGGCATCTCGAACTTGCCGTCCTCCTTGAACAGCACCCGCATGTTGTTCGCGCCCATGGGACACAGGCTGACGAACTCCACCCGGATCTTCTTGATCTTTCTTGCCATTTTTCCTTAGCTCCTCAGGGGCCGATCGCGTATCATAGGGACTGGGTGTCCCCCGCGCCACGTTCACATGATACGCATGCGGGGGAAGAAAGATCAACAGTTTTTCAGATTTTGATAGGGGTAGCAAAAGATGAGCGAAGAGAGCGTGAGGTTCCAGCCCCCGTCCGCACCCATCTTCGGTGACTGGGGTAGGGTGTCCAACTTCCTCCAGTTGCTCCTGAAGGCCACCGCTCCAGACCATTGGAGCGCTCAGGACCCCAAGCCGGGTCGGAAGGCACACCCCTTCAACATCTCCAGGATCCTGGATCTCCGGCATGTCAACCCCTACCACGCCACCTGCGTCTCAACGAAGGTCCAGTCCACGGTTGGGCTGGGTTTCGTGACCGAGGAAGACAAGAAACGCAAGAAGCTCAAGGACGACCTCGCATCAGCAGGCCAACCGGTGCCTCCTGGAGGGATCCAGCCCCCACAAAAGCCCAAGGGGGTGAACAAGGGTTCCGGAGACTCCGGCACTTCAGCGGTGGCAAAGGCCCTGGACCCCCTTTGCCGCATCTCCTTCCAGGACGTGCTTTCGGCCGTCATCGACGAATACTACCAGGTGGGGAACGGCTACATCGAGGTGGTGAGAGCTTCCGTGGACGGTCCGATCCTCGGGCTCCACTTCCTCCCGGCCTCTAGCGTCTACATGGTGGTGCTCCCGGACCACACGATCTACTACGAGATCGTCTCGGCCCAGGAACCCGGAGGGACCTTCTCGTTCTCTGGTGGCTAGCGAGTCTTCGCCCCCTTCGGCAAGTCCAAGGAGATCCAGGCCCTGGGGGATCCCAACATCCAGATCTACGAGGGCCCCAAGAAGCAGATCTCCGAGGTCATCCACTTCCGGAAGGCCTCCGCGAGCTCCAGGTGGTATGGGTTCCCGGACTGGGTCTCCGGCGTCCCTTGCGTGGAGGTCTCCCAGAAGCTCCGGCAATACCAGCACGACTTCTTCGACAACCGCGCCGTCCCCGAGGTAATCCTCGCCATCACCGGGGGAACCCGGGAGGATTCGATCATCAAGAAGATCGAGGCTGGGCTGTTCCGAACCATGGGCTCCGGGAACTCCCACAAGTCCATGGTGGTGAACCTGCCGGACAACATCCTGCTCAACGTCGAAAAGCTCACCGGGGACTCCAGCAACGACAACGCCCAGACCAACCTGGCGAACTCCCTGGCCATGGAGATCGTGACTGCCCACCGGGTCCCGCCGCTCTTGGCGGGCATCCAGGTTCCCGGGAAGATGGGGGCCTCCAATGAGCTGGTGAGTGCCATCAAGGGGTTCCAGGCTCTCGTGATCGGGCCAGAGCAACAGGTCATCGAGACGACCCTCAAGAACACCCTCGGTGTGGGTGGCATCTCCGGGGTGACTGCCGACGACTTCGACCTCTGCACCATCACGGATGAGATGGAGATCGAGCAGCTCGACACCGTCTCCAGGATGGGAGAGGAGTTCGCCGGACCCCAGAACCAGGGGCGGGACCCGAAGGACGGGTTGAAGGACTAGGCCATGGCCAAGCCCGAGTGGACGCGCAGGAGGAGGGACCTCGAGGACGAGGCGACCAGGATCCTCAAGCAGGCTCGGGCCAACGCCAGGGCAGAGAAGACCGCCGCCCGTAGGGCCTCCCAGGCTCAGTCCAAGCAGGAGATCCGGGACGTTAAGCGGGAGGCGGACAGGATCCTGAAGGAGGCCGCGAACTCAGCTCGAAAGAAGACCAGCAGCGTCCGCAAGACCGAATCCAATGTGAAGGCCTCCCTGGCCTACATCGCGGCCAACGCTTACCGGGCCCTGGCAATCAGTGAGTGCCAGTCCAAGACCATGAGGGAAATCCTCAGGACCAGGACGAAGTTCCCGATGAAGGGCCAAGGCTGGTTCACCAGTCTGTTCAAGCGGAAGATCACCATCTCCCTGAAGATCCCCCACTACTGGGCCAAATTCTACCACGACGGATATGTCGGTGGGACCTTCAGGGGGAAGGTGGCCAAGAACAGGAAGAAGCCCTGGGAGCGCTGGGCCAGCTCCCCGAGAGGCGTCTGGCTGGCCTTCGTCTTCAACGGGAAGAGCCACGGGCAGGACCCCCGCCGGCCGGCCAAAGCCATCGACGAGGTGCTCCCGAAGCACTACAAGAAGAACATGCTCAAGGGGCAGACCAAGAGCTTCTACAGGACCCTGGTCAAGCAGTTCGGGAAATACATGATCTTCTTCCACAAGAGGAGGGGCTGGCCAGGAGACCCCTTCCTCGATCGCGCCAGGGCCCGCCTCCGGACCTTCCTCGAGACCGAGGTGGCAGGGAAAGCCATTCCCGGGCTCGTGTCCGCCACAGTGGACGGACTGGTGGGGAGGACCTTTGGGCGCCAAATCCGGGCCTCCAGCAAGGTCGAGCGCCTTGCCAGGTTCAAGGACCCTTACGGGCTCCTGCACCTCACGGTGACCTACAGGAAGACCAGGACCCTGACAGGCATCGAGAACTTCGGTGCCTTGAAAGGGGAGGTCTTCGGAGGCGCTGGCGGGGGTGAGGGGATCGACCTCTAAGAGGCCCGATCCCGTGCCCAGAGGGCGAGTCCGATCGCGTCCACGACATGCTTCCACTCCTCCGGCCGGAGGCTCCCCAAGTGCTTCGGGGGGTCCGTGGGGTAAGAGTAGCCCTGGGTCTTCTTGTAGGCCCAGCCGAGCCGCGACAGGATCCTCGCCTGGTGGATCGGTTTCGGCACCTCACCCTTCCACTTGCGGGGGCGGGGCAGGATGATGGTGGAGGCTCCACAGATGCGCATGGCACATGCGGCTGCGCCGGCCACCTGGGCCAACAGCAGCAAGGAGTCGGGACGGACCTGGCTCTTCCCGTAGTAGATCTGCTGCCCTTCGATGGCTGCGGTGAACCCCCTGCGGCACACCTCTTCAGGAACCCAAAAATCCAGATTCCTGGGGGCCTCGGAGATCATCTCTGCTACTGCCTCTTCTCCCTTGAAGCTCTTGGGAACGCGGACCACGTTCACCTTCAGGACGCGTCCCTCCGCGTCCACGAGCGCAAAGCCGAGGTTGTGGAGATCCGGGTCGATCCCGACGAACATCATAGCAGCATCCTTTCTCGTAGCTCCCGATACATCGAAGCATACTCTGGCCCGCACCAGCGGTCAAGGATGAACCCCTCTGGGTCCGGGGTGTAGCCCTGGGCCTTGTGTCCCACTCCGATGCCTCTGCGCCCGGGGAGTCCCTTGATCCCGATTACCGGGTCTTTCTCTGGGGAGAAGATGTCCTGGCTGTAGCCCCCTTTCTCCCCGAGCTGCCAGAGCTTCGCGTCGATCCCCTTGGACCCCTGCAGGCCCGTTCGGCATGCCTCGATCAGGAGGGGATAGGCCGCTTCGCAGATCCCCGTGGAGCAGAATGCCGAACCCCGGTTCCTGTAGATCCGGTAGGTCATGGAGGGGAGATGGTAGTATTTTTGGAACAGGGGTCCCACCATCTGGGCCCTCTGCAGCCGGGAGAACATCTCCTCCAGATACCACTCCCGGTAGCAGTCATCGTCCTCCATGATCAGCAGGCGGGGAGCGGAGATGACCTTGAGTCCTTCCAGGACGTTCCTCGCCAGGCTCTTGGGCCCTTGGTCGGACCGGACGAACTTCCTGCGCACGTAGAACACGGAGATGCCCCTGTTGGCCAGGGCGCTTTCCCCGAGCTCGGCCAGGGCTTTGGCACAAGCCTGGGTCTCTCCGTCGTCTACGACCACCCACTCGATCAGGACGTTCTCAAGTGTCTGGTTGAGCAGGAACATGCCGAGGTTCTGGATTCCCTCGAGACGGTCACCCGTGGGGGTGATGATGCTGATGTGGTTCATCTCCCGAGGTTCCTCTTCAAGATCTCCGGGGTGAGCTTCTGGTGATAGCGGCGGCTGTTGACCCCACAGTAAGGATCCCAAACGGCGCCCATGTCCAGAAAGGTGGCCCCCGGCAAGACGTTGTGGAGCTCGTGGATGATCGGCTTGGCCGCCATGGATGCCGAAACCGAGAACACCCGGGCCCCATCCTGGTAGTGCTGGAAGATGGCCTTCTTGATTTCCTGCTTCGCGTCGTAGCAGGCCTTGGCCGGGATCTCGATCCGCCGCAGCTTGACAGGAAACTTCTCGAAGCATGGGGGCCCAACCATGACCGGATGCCGGGCGAAGAGTGCGGCAGAAAACGCTCCGAGCTGCCCCTTGATGGAGGCGTGATGGAAGACGTCTCCGTTGGACCAAAGCACTCGAGGGGCCAGGGCATCAACCACCGTCTCGCACTCCTCATCGCTCAGTCCCATGAGCGATGCAAGGGAGTTCTGGATCCCATAATAGATTGTCTCCCCTGGAGAGGCCAGAACGTGCCGGAGATCGAGCGCGAGAGGCACCGTGTATGGGTGGCCGTCGCAGTTCTTAGCCCGGGCCTTCACCTTCAGAAGGCCCTCTCGCATGCACATAAACTCCCCCTCCCCGAACCGCATAAAGGTGAACGGCACCCTCTGCTCCAAGAGCTCGATGAAGAACTCGACCCCTCTATCGACTCGCATCATTTCAGGAGTCCTCCCTTTTTCCATGCCGCGAGAACGCCCAGGTAACGGTAGGCCTTCTTCGCCGGCTTACCTGCATGGGTAAAGTAGTCGAAGAAATCGTTGTGCAGGAAATGGCCGTCCAGGTGGCCAACCCGCATATTGCACTTCCAGGCGCAGAAGTCGAAACTCATCTGGTCCCGAAGGTGGCCCCACGTCTGGAGTTGCTTCCACCAGAACTCATTGAACATCCAGGTGATATCGTTCGCCTTGCGGAACAGGAACCCGGTCGACGTGACAGGCCCACAAGAGATGTTGAAGCTGTCCTGCGCATAAGCAGAAAGTTGAATGTCCAGGAGCGATCGCCCTAATTGGAGCTTCTCGTGGATCTGATCAGCTTCAGCCTGCAAGCTGCCGTTCCGAGGATGGATGAGGGCGATGGCATCCAGCCCAGACGCAAGGTTGTTCAGGTCCTCAGCGGATCGAACCATGCGCATGTTCGCATCGATCCAGAGCGTGGCCTTTCCGGGGAACAGGACATGCGGATGAGTCTTCGCCCACCTCGCAGCAAGTCGGCCGGAGAGGTCGCTCGGCAGGGCCCGAATCTCCCACTCGCTTCCCTCTGACCTGCGGAGGTCTTTGCGATCGGTGAACAGGACAAAGGAGTTGCCCTTGCGGGCCTGCTTGAGGGGCTCCAGGAGCCGAAAGTCTCTTCCTTCCCCTCCTCCCATGTTGCACGAATAGACGATCACACAAACCTCCTGGCGTGCTTCTCAATCATCTTTTTGGGCAGGATCCTCGTCCTCTTACCTCCGTGGGAATAGTAGGTCACCCAATCGTTTCCCCGGTAGTGCCCGGGCAGGAAGCCGATCTTGATCCCCGCCTTCCAGGCACAGAAGTCTACGCTCATCTGGTCACGGGGGTGTCCCCAGCGCTCGAGCTCCTGCCACCAGAGCTCATGGAAGATCTCCATCATGTGGGTGTGCTGGCGCACCAGAAGCCCCGTGGTGGTCAGGACCGGCTGACGCAGAGGATTCCACCCGGCCATGGTGTAGGCCACGATCTGGGCGTCTAGCGCCCGCTGCGGCGCCAACTTGGCCTCCAGGATGGCCTTGGCTTCCTGGATGATGTTGTCCCTGAACGGATGCGGCATGGCCAGCATGTGGTGCCGGCCGGCCTTGGCCAACAGAACCCGTGGGTCGGTCTTGAGCTTGAAGGTCCCGTCGACCCAGACCGTGGGCTGCCCAGGAAACATCGCGTGCGGGTGGAACTTGTGCCACCTGGCAGTCAGGCGCGGACTTCCAAGATCTGCCACAGGGGAGACTCTCTGCCAGATCTTGCTTCGCAAGAGCCTCCTGTCAGTGAAGCAAACGAACTCGTTGCCCCTCCTGGAGCACTCAGGCTCCTGCAGCGGATCGTCATCCCCGATGTGGCAGGTGTAGACGAGAACCATCAGAACCTCCGACGAAGCCCGAGCAAGCCGTGGCCCCAGGGGTGATGGAACTCAAGGTCCCAGCACGGATTGGAGATCTGGAAGGCATCGATGGCGAGCCGGATCCCGTGCGTCTCTGCCTCGAAGATCGAGCGGTCCCGAGGCTGCGGAAGGTAGGTCCCCTTTTCCCCATCTGCCCCCTGCGTGGCAAAGGTAATGGTGTCGTGGAACACGAGGTATTCCCGACTCTTGGGCCCAAACCTCTGCAGCTCAGAATAGAGCTGCTGATACGTGTGGAGGGAGTCGAAGAAGATCAGGTCCGGCAAGGGCCCAGGCAACTCAGCCTTCAGGCTGTCTCCCTGAATCAGAACCCACTTCTCCCCGGCCGCCTGCTGCAGCTCAAAGGCCCTGGGAGTGATCTTGAGGTCCACGCTGACCAGCTTCCCGCCCGGAGGAAGGCCTTGGAGGAAGGCGCTCGAAGAGGCCCCCCAGTTGACCCCCAGTTCCCAGATGATCTTGCATTCCTTTGCCAGTTCGCAAAGGAACAACAGATGTTTCGCCGTGGCAATCTTACTCCCGCAATGGGAGTCGAAAATTTCCTGTACGCTCCTCATTTCATTTCCTCCAATGGCTTGAAAGGCAACGCTGGGAGGGCGGCAATGGGGGAACAATTATAGACCTCCGTCCCGACGTCTTCCAGCTTCTTCCTCAACAGTGCCAGATTCCGATTGATGTCGGAGCCGTGCCGGCTCATATGGTGGTCCCTCAGGAGATCCATCCCAAGGACCCCGATCCTCTTCGCTCCCAGTTGATAGGCCAAGTGGATGGCCGCAAATGGGGACGTTCGAAAGTGGAGAACCTCCGGGGCGAGCACGTTTCCTGATTTATCGAACCGGTGCAAACGAATCTTCCTGGCGCTCTTGGCCCCGGTCAGTCGAGGAAGCCAGGAGTCATGGCAAACGAAAGCAATCTCTGCTGGGCAGATTTCGATGTAGAGGAGGCGATCCGGAGTAAACCTCCTCCAGTTGTCCAGCAGGAGCAAGTAGGTGGGCACCAGGAACCGGGCCACGTCGTTCACTCCGATAGTAGTGAACTCCTTCAGAGCCGAGGCTCGGTCGACGGCAGACTTCCCTAGTCCCACCACGATGATGGTGTCAGTCGACATTGGGCTTCTCGTTCTCGATGTTCTCTTGCGCCCAGACCGCCATGGCAGCCCTGCAGAGGACATGGCCCAGGTGGTCCTCGGTCTTATCTCCCGCCAGGTATTCGATGGCATGGCGGATGAGGTGGTTCAGGTGAGACTTCAACGGGATCCCGTGCCAGTTGTTGTCGCTGTATTTCCGAGCCCCGTAGGCTAGGACCTTGGCCAGGCGGCGCATCGCCTCCGGGGGAAGCAGGTCGTAGCGCTCCTCTAGCTTCGACTGCTGGGCCCCGTTGGGGAGGGTTTCACGCTCCTCTTCTTTTGGCACGTTCTGCATCGTAAAAGTCCTTTGCTTCCTTGTAGGTTGCTGCCCTGAACAAAACCTTCTCTTCCATTGCGGAATGATACTCGATGACTTGCCAGCCGTCGCCAAAATAATTCTTGACGACGACAAGGAACGGAGCGTTATTGAACAGGTTCATCGGGCACGTCCCTCCCGGTCACGCTGTCGGTCCGAATGTGGACCTTGGCATCCACCCCCAGAGTCACCACGACATACTGAAGCTGGCGACGGAGGGCATGTGCCTTGTCCCAAGTGGCTGCCCTCAGGACATGCACCCTCTTGCCCCCCGGACCGATGCCGACGATGTCCCACCATCTCTCCTCGACGGGGGTGTTGGTGAAGTCGGGGCGCTGGACGATAAAGGTCGTCACCCCGGTCAGGTCGATCTCCGTGACCTGATCTTTCAGGAGGAGGGTTGCCATACCTGAAGTCTACCTTTCTTGTCCCTCACGGGCTCGGCCATCTTATCCCACCTGCGCATGAGGCAGGGATTCGCACCGATAGGAACATCCGGGAGGACCTTCTGCATCTGGGCCCTCCAGATCTCCGCAATGCCGTCGGCCCTGTGGCCGGCCTTGTCGTCGTCGGGGATCTCCAGAATGATCTCGTCGTGGATGAACGCCAGAGGCCAGCAGTCCTTGAACTCCCCGAGCGAGCACGCCTTGGCCACCTCGAAGATCGCCAGCTTTGCTCCCTCGGCGGCCGGGCTCTGGAGTGCCGCGCCGTTCGCACAAGCGCAGAACGTGGCGCCTGCACGATACATGCCGAGGGGAGTCATGTAGCAGTAGCTTCCCGGCTCGTTCGGATCCTGGCAATCCTTGTTGATCCACTCGAAGTAGTCGACCATCTCCGGGTAGATCTCAAACCAAATCTTCCGGATCTCCTTTGCCTCCTCGAGGGTGACCAGCACGTCGTAGGTGGCCTTGGCGTAGGACACAAACTTGACTGGCCCCAAGCCCCCGGGATAGCCCAGGCCCGTGGGCTTGGCGAACTTCCTCCAGTGCTGGAAGAACTTCTTCGACCCAGGCCAAGCCTTGAGCTTCAAGAACTCCCGGTAGATCGCGTCCGGGTCCTTCTCCTGGCTCCACTGGCGAAACTCCTCGTCGAAATGCCAGGCGAGTTGGGCGCCCAGGAATGCGTGGAGGTCGTAGCCCGCCATGACCTTGTCATAGTGCACGCTCCTCCCAAAGAGGGAGTAGGTCTTCTGGGCCAGGGCCACGAGCTCCAGGCTGGAGTAATCGATGGAGCAGAAGAGGTAGCCGTCTCGAGGGATGAACACCCCCCGAGCTCGCGGGTCGACCTGCTGAATGTTGGTGCTGGGGTAAGGGTCCATCGGGTTGGCCTTCCTGTTCCCGTAGGAAGAAGTCCGACCCGTCTCCTTCAGGATATCGAAATTCGGGTGAACGAAATCAGCGTCGAGCTTTGGCAGCTCCGTGCCGGCCAACCGGGCCAGGGCCTGACGGGCTTGATACTGCTCGAGCCGGGGATCCAGAGGTGCCAGATCCAGGAGAGCCTCAGCGTCGGCTGAGACCTGTCCAGACTCCGTGAGCTTGACCTCCAGGCCATTCGCCCCGCAGACCTCGGAGATGATCTCCCCGAGCCGCTTCTTGTTGATCGAGCTCGGCTTGCCCTTGGTCATCCCTCCACCTCGTTTCGGCCTGGGGGGCTCTGCCCTCCGTAGGATCCCGGACTCGATCAGGAGGGGCAGATTGTCGGATGACAACTCCACCGCCAGGTCCTCTGCCAGCTTGTTCCGGAGCTCGCGGTCGATGCGGAACCCTCGGACGGTCATCATCCTTAGGGCGAAGGAGGCCGCCGTCTGGAACGTGTGGGTGACCATGGACCCGTAGCCGCTGGGGGAGGCCTTCTTCTCCTGCGCCTCCCAGAGCCTCAGGGTGTCGATGGCGTCCTGGAGAGCATACTGTCGGGCCTCGGGCGGATACTCGGATGCGGCTTTCCCGTCCAGCTCGCTGTAGCGGAGCCTCCAGGAATCCGGGCTGTTCTTTTCCTCCGACCTATCCTCCCCGAAGTAGTCCTTCACGAGGGACGCCAGATGGTAGGACAGGTTCTGTTGTTTCCCGTCCGGCAGATCGAGAGCATCGATGCGGCCGAACGTGGAGAGGTTCCGCAGCTTCTCCCGGATCAGGGTGTCGGTCACCCGGTGATTCTCCAAGGCCTCGAAGATGCAGGGCAGGAGACTCGGCCACGTCCTCGCCAGCACAGTGAGGTCGTAGCACACATTGTGCCCGACCAGCACAACCTCAGGATCCCGGAACAGCCCCTCGAGGATGGCCAGGATCTCAGGGTGGCTTGAGGCCAGCAATTCCGCGTAGATCTTGCCTTCCGCACGCTCCGCGAACGACACGCAGACCACCTTCGGGGCCACCGCTTCCCCAGGGCCGATCAGGTAGGTCTCCGTGTCGAAAGCGACGATGCGCATCACTTGGCTCCCTTCAGGACCTCGGCCTTGATCGCAAGCACATCCTTGGAGAGCTCCCCGGACATCTTGGCCTGGTCGACTCCGTTGATCTCCACCTTCTGCAGGAAGCCCTCGGGGGAGAGATGGATGGTCAGCCTCTTGCCGGCCACCTCTCGAGTGGGCCAGTCCCCCCGGAACTTGGCCACCGCCCACACGTAGGTGTCGTTCGGGGAGACGATGATCGTGCAGGGCTTCCCGTCCTTGTCCTTGACTACGGTTGCCACATTACCTCCTCAAGTTCCGCTTCAGCTCCTGAGGGCTCTCGACCCGATGCTGCCGCTCGTTTGCTTCCTGCTCCCTGGCATACTGCCGACGCTTCTTCATGTCGTTCCCTGGGAACCCGCTCCCGAAGTGGACCGGAGGCGCTTGATAGACCCGGTTCATCTCGGCGCCACAGGTGGGGCAAGCCACGCTGGCCTTCCCTGCCTTCGCCATCGGAAGGTTTACTTCCGCCACTTTCCCACACTGGGGACACCGGTAGTCGTAGACGACCATGATCGTTCCTTTCGAGGGGGGAAAAGCCCCCCGCCGGCAGAGCACTGGCCACCCCTGAGGTATGAGACGGGCGCGGCCTGCCGGCGGGGAACTGGGTTACTCTTCCAGGAGCGCCCGCTCTTCCTTGGTGAGGAACTTGTCCAGCACCTCGGCGGGGATGAGGCTCTTGGCCTCTTCGGGCTCCAGGGCGCGGACGTAGTTCACCAGGGTGAAGGGCTTCTTCTCCTTGGTCTCGATGATCTTGTTCTGCATCTCCACGATCAGGCCGGCCAGAGGCTGGTCCTTGCCGGTCACCTGCTCGCAGGCAGCCTCATCGACCTCGTCCTCGGGCACCCCCATGACGTTGGAGATGAAGGCCTTGAAGTTCCCGAGCCAGGAGTCCTTGTCGGACATGAGCAGATGGCTCATGTGCTCCCCGGGGCGATGCGGCTTGTCGGCGGGGTCCTCCGAGAGGGTGACCAGGTTGGTCATCTCGATGGCCACGAAGGCGATGTTCTTCCTGGTCTTGTCGAGCTTGACCCGGTTGATGACCACCAGGTAGTTGCCCGCCCGAACGTAGTTCGCTCCACGGCTTGCCTTTGCGTCCTTGATCCCTTCGAACAGTCCCATTTCAGTCCTCCATTTCCTCTTCTTCCGACTCGACCTCTGCTACGCTGCGGAGGCCTTTCAACCAATCGACCAACACATCTTCTTCGTCCTGTCGCAGCCTCGGCCAGAACTCGCTCTGGTCGAACCTGTCACTCTCCTGCTTGATCTTATCCCAGTTGACCCTCTTGCGCGGTTTTGTTTCCATGACCTACTCTACCCCTGGGCTTGCCCAATGTCAACCCCGAACCGCTCCTCGAAGAACTTGATCTGTTCCGGGTTGAGAGGCTTGGGCTGGAAGCCCTTCTCCCGCAGGAACTCCTGGGAATAGATACGCGGCATCGGGGTATGGGTTCCGAAAATTAGCTTCTGCCGCATCCCGGTTGTCTGCTGGATGTAAGTAGCATCCGACAGGGTCGCGGCGTAGAGGACATGCTCCCAGGGCAGCGTATGGCAGGTGTGCACCAGGAGCTCGTCGGCATTCTGGCCCTTGCGGTGGGTCCTCCCAACGATCTGCTCGGCGTCCTTGGCTGGCCGGGGCCACTGGATGAAAAGCTGGTTCTTGAAGTGCTGGAGGTTCTTCCCCAGCCCGTGGGCCGGCATGGACGCCACGCACAGCTTGTCGGCGTTCTTCGGGTCGCAGATTCGCGTGTTGCCTGCCTGCCCGGCCGCACACTCCAGAGCTGGGAGTCCGGCGCTTTCCAGGGCTTCCAAGACCCACCGGCCCATCTCCTGGTGGTGGACCCATAGGATCCCGCCCTCCCCCTTGAGGGACTGGGCCCACTTCACGGCATGGCGAATCTTGAAGTCGCAGACCCGGACAACCCGAGAATCCCGCTCGGGCCGGCCCTCGAAGTCCAAGCCCTTCATGTGGGGCCAAAGGTCGGACAGGAACATGCCCACTCTGGGCCCCCCTCTGGCGATCTCGGCGCCCACCAGCATCGGGGT